ACTCGAGTTCCTTGCCCAACTCTATCAGGACGAGAATTAATATCTCTTAAACTATTTTGATTTATTTCTATCACATTAAGTTTCTGGTCTTTCGGAATTACTTCTCCAGTGATTGCAGTTTTTCCAATATCAGCAGCAGCATTAATCCAAGGAGCAAAAGGCTTATTAATTGGATCAATTAACATTTCTTTTAAACCAACTGCAATATCACCAGGAGCTCTTCGCAAGCCCATACCAGCAGCACTCATCACTCCGCCTTTATCATATGCCTCACCTATCAACCTGCCAGTTTCTTGTCCACGCTGAGCACCAGGCATCAGGTTAGCTACCTCATTCAAAAAAGGTAACTTTCTTTTTTTCTTTTCTTCCTCAACTGCTGATTGAAAATCATTAAGCATACTTATTCTCCTTGAGTGTAAATTGTTTTCTTAATAATCTTATTCGTTTGTGTCCAGAGTGGCGAATCATAATCTCCTTCACTTGGTGTTGAAATAGTTGCTGTAACAGTAGTTGTATTAACAATAACATCATCATGCCAGAAGAACTCATATCCTGGAGTACCACCTCCAGGGCCAGGATCTTGATGAACAGGAATACTTGCTTGATCATCATATATAGTCAAAGCAGGATTGGTAAATACTAACCCCATGTGGTTGCCAATGAATCCTCCACTACCAGGAAGTTTCGCTGTAAGTGGTGACTTATCAGCAATAATCGAACCTGCAAAATAAATATCAGCCCCTACTGCGCGTATTGCTCTTGGAATAACTCCTGTATTTCCAGCAACCTGTGCCTGTGTAAGTTCAAGAGCCATATGATGCTGCCAAAGAACATCTCCTGCTTGTGGTGCTAATGGATTAACAGAATCAGACTTTTGAAACTTAATTATATATGCTCCCCATCCATCAGTTCCATTAGGAAAACTTGGAAAGATAATATACACTCCATCGAAAGCTACATCGATTTGAGTAACACAAAGAATAGCATCTGCATCATCATAGTATTGTACCTCAGCGAATCTCTGCCACTGTAAATCTCCAGTCGATGACACTTTAGAAAGATGAAAATGCCACCAGCCACTATCAGTTCCTAAGACAATCTTTGCCATTGATGCACAGTAAATATCACCATTACTGTCAATAGAGCACCCGCGAATAGTTAAGCCACTCATGCTAGTACCGACCCCGTACCATCCATATTCTTCGTTTGCTTGCTTGAATCTGCCTTCAAGCACTCTGTTCCATTGAACAACTCCACTACTGTTAAGTTTAGTAAGTAAGCCCATCGGATGCAAAGAACTGGTAGATGATTCTTGTATGCTCCCACCTATAACAATATCTCCATCCGATTTTACTGCAACGTCATAAGGATTAACCATGTTTTGAACAGTCGGATGCCCATTAATATCAAGTAAACAATCACCAAGTTGCAGCGACCAATTCAGTGTACCGGCATAATTTAGAGACACAACATAAGCAGCATTATATAGTAAGGCATATGGATCAGTGTACCAGGGAGTAACGAAATCATAAACATCCATACGCCCTATGACAACTACATTACCAGCAGCATCAGCATCAACACCCCAACTGAACAAGTCATCAATTCCAGTATCTCCAAGAGAAAATCTTTTCTTCCACTTAATCGTTACGCCGTCTGAAGCATATTTAAGCAAGCTCATGTCGTAACAATTATCATCCCGCAGTTTGTAAATATCTGCCGTAACATAAACTCCACCATAATAAGTATCAATCTCAGTCGGAACAGTCGGATCAATTGCAACGCCAGTACCAGATTCGTTGCGATTCACTCCACTTAACAATCCACCCTCCAACACTCGTCGTCGTTGAAACCATCCATCATTATCATAATATTGAACGTATGCTTCATTTGATAATTCTGATAAAGCATCTGCAAAATCTCTTGTTCTAGTATACCCAACGACAATCACGTTGCCCATCGAATCAACATCAATATCAGACAATCCACCACCAGAAATGAGAGTCTGTATAGTATCTGTAGAAACTGCTAAGGCATACCAATACCATTCATATCTCTCTTCGACAGGCAAGTGTTTGCCAAGTTTCTTCATAACTAATGGTTTAACATGAATCCTGGCCTCGTCAAACCCAAAAACTGATCGAGCTTCAATGGTTACGCCTGGAGCAACAGGAACAAAGCGCCTACCTTGCTTAAGTCCAAGCCGAGCCATATCATCCTTCAGCATACCGACTTGAACTCTAGCTTGCTTAGCAAAATTCTTACCAGTAAAGATATCTCCGGTATATGTTATCTTAATAGGAACTGTCATGCTGTCGGATCATGAGTATAATCATGAGACTCAGAGATGCTGGAATGGAAACTATGCTGCTCACTAATTGACTCGCTCTTGTTATAATCTTCTGAGCGACTTTCATTTTCAGTAGCACCAACTGATGCAGAAACATTAACAGCATTCAAAGCAGAAGCAACTGATTGAGCAGCAATTTGAGCCAAGTCATTACTGACTTTTTCTTTCAAAGAAGACTCTCCTATATAGGCACGAATTGCAGCATCAATCTGAGCAATCATCAGACGTAATTCAAGATCAGCTTTTTCAATCTTCGCCTTATTATCTTCAACAAGTGCCATTTGGCTTGCAGTCAATGCTTTAGTCTCAGCTTCGTAACCAGTAATCTCTGCTTCAAATCCTTTAATAATTGCATCGTTAATACTAGCTTTAGCTTCAACTCCAACTTTGAATGCTTCTATTTGAGATTTGTATACATCATTCAGTCCCTTGTTACTTTCAATCACTCCACGAAGAACTTCAACCTGTGCCTGGATATATGCTTTCTTTGCTTCAAGAGTAGCAACATAACCTTTGACACTTTCTGAATATAACTGAATAACAATCTCTGCAGAAATCTTAGAATAATCAAGTGCTCTTTGTGATTCTCCATCCCTGGTAGCACGTATCAATTTTTCTAATTCAGTTGCTTGCTGAAGGATAAAATGAGCATTTTTCTGAGCCAGATCAGCCCGCTCAATCATTACCTTTTCAGTAACATCTGTTTCATTTCTAGCAATTTCTGCAGAAGCTTCAAGAAGTTTTCCTTCAAGTGCTCCCTGTGGTTCATCCCATCCGCGAACTGAGAAATAACTCTCAACCTCGTTATACATCTTACTGTTAGTAGTCAAGTTCCTTGCAATAGCTCGATCATAAATCGCTTGCTCAACCAATGAATCAAGACCGGTTGAATCATCTGCCATCGTAGCAAGAATCTTCGCCAACAATGGAGTATATACAGAAGTAACAAGTGCAGTCTCAGACCATGTAACACTTGCATCAGGTGCAACTGGAGCAGTACCTGGAGTCAATAATGTCGTATCAATAGATGGCATTGCTGCCATTGTAGGAGCTACTTCAGAAAATGTACCGAAGTCAGTAATCAATGAAGCAAGTCCAGTAGGCAATGGACGATCTGGAATAGTTACAGCAGTTGTTGTCAGGGTAACAGAAAGCGGATCAAGAACAGGCTCCGAATAAGTAGTAATTAATGAGTTAAGTGTTCCAAGATAACCACTCGCTCCATCAAGCCCAACTAACCTCACCATCATATCATTGGCCAATTGCATGGTCGAAGTCAATTTTGTTTCAACTAGAGTACGTGTACCACCAATGATAATGGGCGGATCAGGAGTATGAATCTCTGAAAGGTTTGGAGTGACTGTTGCAACTGGCAGGACTACTCCTGCGGATGATACAAAATCTGCCATAACTATCTCCTATGAAATTCCACTTGATTTAATAATTGGTAATACTGCATTTGTATCTATTGAAAAATCACTTCCAAGAACATTAGATATCTTCGGGGTCCAATACCTACCATACAAATTTCTTCCTATTGGTGCCCTAACAACTTGGTGTACATTTCTTGGAGGTGAAATCCTGAACGACTTAGTACTAGTCGTCTTACCTTCTGCTGTCAAGTCAAGTTGTATCTTGCCATCAGTCTTTACTCCCATGTACCAGAAACGCAAATGTTTATTATTTTGTGATCCCAAGTCAGTAGTTGGCAAAGTAAATGTAGAAGCAATCAAAGCAGTATTATCTGTACTACCACTTGCAATTTGAAACAGTCCATCACTCTTTGCACCATACAATCCACCATTAAACTTAACCATCGAGTTAAATCCATAATTTTGATACTTACTAGATGCTGCTCCGCGGAGATTGGTTCTGATACAAACTGAATCATCAATCGTATTAATAACTGTGCTACCATTGAAGACTGTTGCACCTCTAGTTCCGGCTTGATAATTAAGTTTATCCTTGGTAACTACAATCAACTGCCCCTGGGGTGTACCTATACACAGTCCCTCATTGCATGACCATGCCGCACATTCTCCTGTATCTGGTGAAAGGCCAAAGTCTGCACCATTAATATGTCCTATAGCCTCTGAGTGTTCATGGGCAGGACATTCAAGGCGCGGGTGACGCATGAGCTCTCTAATATTTGTCCCCTCAAGAAAGTAGGTTCGCTTACTATCTGATGCCCACACCCCACCATCAACTGGCTTGAACATCTTCACATCACTGCCAAAGCGCAATCTTGATCTAGCATTATCATACAGACCATATCCTAATGGTTCAGAATAAGAAACGATTGCTCCATTAATGACACACATACTTGAAGAGAACAAAGCAAGGTGAGTACCAAGTGGAGGCGTTCCGAATGTCCTTGTGGTAGGCGGCCCAACATAAGTCTGTGCAATCCAAGGGTAAGATACACCAGCGGTAATACGACCACTCTGCACTCCGTTACTATAATAAGTGCCAAGGCTAGTCTGACACCAACCCATCCTGAGATCTTTAGTTAAACCGGAACGTATCCCAAGTAACACATTGTTCGTTCCAACCCTGTAAATAGCTGCATCTTCTGATGTCTCAAGAATAACAAAGCAATCCGCACCATCACAAAACAAAGAATGATATTCTCCTACAGCAACTCTAACTTGGCCTAATCTTCTGGATATTCTCCCATTATCATCTATGTCAACATCAAGAGCTTCTGCTAGTTCGACAATGCCAGTCTCAAAATCAATCTTAAGTCTGGTTGGATCAGCAATATTATTCCAGCCCGTAGTTCCAGAAAATAGTTTTATGATCATTTCGTATTGTCCTGAACTATATCAAATTTTGCCTTTTGAACAGTCCTTACATCCGTTCCACTAGTCAACTGAATATCATAAAAATAATTTCCAATAGCCGCAGTATTTACTGAAGTTGGCTTGAATACTACTATCCCAGTCGTAGGGTCTGCATCAATAGTACCAGTCATGTCAAACAGTTTAGTAGTAGCATCTGGTGGATCTTTAATCGTTGTAACAGTCATCTTCAAAGCCGCACCACTAAGAGATACAGGAAGAGCTGTGTCACTGTCAGTAATAGTAAATGTAAGGTCGTATGAATCACCTCTATACATCCTGATATCGTTTTCATTTGCCATATCATTCTCCTTTTGTTGCGATGTATGTAGATTGACTGAGAGTCGCAACAACTGCACCAGCCGCTATAGCCTCTATCTCAGGTGTATCATGAACAGCAGTAATTTCATCCTGACTAAAAATTGCTTCTATATCATTATCTTGCAACGTTCCCATAATTGTCTCACTGTTAAAAAGTGCTTCTATTGTCGGAACAAACAGAGTAGCAGTATATGCTGTTTCTCCATAAGTGACAGTCATTTCAGAGAAATAACATTCAACTCTGATAGCCGAATAACCATCAAGAATCGTGAACAACTCTATCCTTGCAGCGTTCATGATAGCAGTGTTAGTTGGTACATCAGCGATAAATGAAGTCTCAACTGTGAATCCCCAACTGACCATCATCGTTGTGGAAGCATCTTCTGTTATCAGATCTTCTTCTAGCACTCCAGATGCAGCAGTATAGGCTGCGATAATCTCTTCAACTGTTGCTGTATCTGCCAGAGAAACATAAAGTCCTCGCCAAGCAATAATTTCTTCATTGAAAATTAATGTAGCACTACTTGAGGATTCAGAGGTTTTATGACTATTCTGTGTTGCCCTAACTATAGCCCAAGCATAACCCATGCCATAAACATATCGACTAGCAATCTGTTCATTAACAATTAACAAACTATTTGTAACTGAACCTCCATAAGATTGTGAGCCAACTTGTGCTTCAGTAATTGCAGCACTGTCAGCCCTATCTGATTCTTCAGTAACAGAAGAAACTCCATTATGTGATTCAGTTACTGCTAAAGAATCAGTTCTCTCCGCATCTTCAGCATGAATGCTAGTAGCTGTTGGCGTATCTGCTGGTATGAGTGCTCCAGCTTCTGCTGCTGCCGGTGATGCGATCCATCCCTCCAGTTTCACTTTGATAACCAAGGCCATCATATAGATGGAATTTCTAACAGCATCATTGTAACTGCTAGCAGTGATACTACTTGATCCCCAAGGAAGAGCTCCTACCGTTGTGCTTATGGACCAGCCATAACTCTCATTAAAAACTCCACCAGTTGTAAGGTTGGGCTGTCTGCCTACATTATTCCATGCACCGTAAGCTCCGCCAGGCCCATACTCGATACCAACAATCATATCTCCTTCATTGAACGAGATGTCGGAAAGCGTAAGTGAAGCAGACGACTCCACCATTACTGGGTCAATCACACTACGAAAGGGATCACCAGATACATCGACATTGCTGAACTGACAGATTTTTATAACATCAGCATACTGTTCAACTCCACCAAAATTCGGGTTGGGAAAATTCCAGACAATATTGCCGGATTCCGGATTCTTAACATACGTCACCATCACGTTGAATCCAACTGTGTTGGTGTTGACGAGATGCACAAAAGGAGAACCATTCAGAGTTAAAGTATAGTTGCCATCCTGTATCCATGCCGGAGTGCTAAATCTTGTGTGGTAAGCGACAATCAGCAAGTTAGTACTTGGGTGAATAGTAATAGCCTGTCCGCCGCTGGCAGTATTTACATAGTTGTGATACTGATACGACCGACTGTCTGAGAACATCATCTCGGTCGGAATATCAACATATGGGCCATTGATCTGACGAGCTGGCATGGTATCAGTTAAGTCTGCTGGAACTTCAGAGAGAACAGTAATGGTTTCGGTACAAACAGATCCTTCTCCTACCCAGCGATTATTGCTTTCATTTGTAGGAATACCGTCCTGATCATCAGAAACTTGCACTGACTCTATAAGTTCAGCTCCAGATGAAATAGCTTCTCCATCTGGCGTCACACTGACAACTATGCTATCTGCCAAGTCTACTGTTTCAGGAATGACGGAATCAACATCATCAGTTCCTGCAATAGACTCAGTTGCCTCTGAGTAAACATATTGATTCTGGTCTTGTCCAATACTTGCATCAGATATGCTGCCAATTGATTCTGTCTGTGCAGCACGATGTAGCTCGCCAATAGATCGACGCAGGGATATCGCCAGGTATCCAGCATAAGTTACACCGCTGAAATCAAACTGGCTAGCACCCCCGCCCGGAAAGTCACATGCCAACATGGAAATGGTGCTGACCATCTCCACTGGTCCCTGTATCAGCCTCAGCGTTTGCCCGTCTGCCTCCACGCTTGGAGTTCCGCCAAGGCTGATAACAGCCCCGACTGACAATCCACCTTCTTCAGAATTAATATAAAGCAATGGGCCATTAACTGGAGTGTCAGAAACTGTTGCACCTGCCCGGAAATATGCATTACTAAACGACATGTAAACCAGTGGCTCAGTCTGGTGAACATTTGAATAAAAAACCAAGCTGAAGTAATGAATGTCCGTAACAGCAGCAAAGCCCCAACTGAATACCTGTTCCCCAAGCGGAGGAGCGGCCAGTACGTATGCGGCAACATCGCAGACGAATCTATTGTTGCCAATAAACTCATCAAGTTCCTGGCTTCTGGCGGCGAGAGAAAAGGTCTGCTCACCTATTTCAAAATGGTTTGGAGTGTAGTCTGGCCCCGGTCCTCCGATGAATGAATCATACGGATTAGTATAGTCTGGAACATAATCGCGCGACCCGTGAAACAATACGCAGAAATCGGCACCATCCGGCACCGTGATATTCTCAACCCCGTAAGTCCCGTCGTTGTACGGTGAATAATCATTATCCTTGTATGGCAGGTTGATTACCCCGACGACTACGACCTTCTTATATGGAAAGTATTCCTCAGTTGCCTCCGCCGTTTCTGCTTGCACCGCTGTAACAGGGATTGCTCCGGCAGATGATTCCCCGGTAGCAGCAGTCTCGTTCTGCGCTACGTTGAACGATTCCAGACTACTTGCACCAAGCGCGTCGGCAACAGCAGTAGTTTCCGTCTGTGATATTCCAAATACAGTCTGTGGAGCCAGTGCGATAGTAATAAAGGCTGCGGTGACTGCAGTTGCAGAAAGACAGTATGTCGTGCCACTATCTCCTGGTGGGGCCAGCTGCCCAATGAATAATCCAATACCACCACCCACTCCTGCATTACTAGAAGCATCTCCATACTCCCACTTATTGGTGAGATTTGGATTGGTCCAGTCTGACAACAGAGTATTTGTAGTGGAAGCATCACGGTCGTTCCCTACGCAATTGACAATCAAGCAATTAGGAATTGTCGTTGTGACAGCAGGGCAAGTCCAGAGTGTATCAGCGGTTGCCAGCACGTCCCCGGCTGTAACATGAATCGGGCTGGTCGGATCAGCACCCGAAAACGAGAACATCTGACCGGCCTGATAACTGCCTGAATCAGAAATAGATACCGCCGATTCGCTGGACGCTGCTATCTTCCAGAACACATACAGCCGAATACCTCCTGCCGAACCAGCAGTTCCCGTACCTTGTGGAGAATTTGCAACCTGTGTCCATCCTCCAGGTGTAGAAATAGCTTGATTAGCGGTAGATACTAATAACAGCAAAGTATCTCCCGCTACATAAGCAGCTGGGGGACTGATTGTCATCGCCGCCGCATTGGCTGCGAATGTCCCCCAGTCTCGTATTAAAGGAGCAGCACCCATGAATTAAGTCAGAGTGGCGGTGTAGCTGACGTTTAGCGTATCACCATTGGCAAGAACCTTGTCGCCACCGGTAAACAGTCCAGCCGAAAACAATGTACCGGTGGTGCCTGACTTGGTAGCTACAGAGTTCAGGCCGCAACCCTTGATTGTCGTGCCGTCTCCATTGATCGAGAAGACCGCCGCAGATGAGAGGGCCTTGCTGCCTGCCGCTGCCGCACTCCATGCTGTAGTCGGTCGTGCTGCCTGAGAGTATTCAACATCTTCAGCCCAACCACCATGCGAGGCCATAGTATCAGTAACTGCCGCGCCGGTCGTGTAACTGGTCGAACCGATCAGCAGGACATACCAGGCGGCGGTATATGATGATCCGGCAAGATACTTATCTAGCATATCATTCTTGCCAGCCGTAGTAACAAGATTATCAAATGCCTCATGCCACTTGATTTCAATCGGAATTGTGGCAAATTCAGACAACGTCTTAGCAATGTTTGTCCGTTGCAAAAATTTTCGAACTTTACTCATTTGTTTAAACACAAGAATCCTGTCACGAAGCAAAACATACTGTGAACGAAATTCTTCAACTGGCCCAATACATTCAACACCATATCGACCAATTGCTTTAGACTGCTCTATTGCTTCAACACCTCTGCCAATACTCGCGCCCTGAACAGAGAGGCCATGTGAAAATTCAGCTCTAATTTCAGTCATCACATCACCTCTTCCAATTCATTTTCAAGAAACCAGCGACGATGAGTTTCAACTATTCCATCATTATTAACATCTGTAGTCCATTCAAGACAATGTTCAAGACATCGTTCTTTCTTATTGTACTGCACATCAACTACAATTCCTTCAACAGTTGGTTGTTTCAACCTTGCTCTTTTTCCTTCTTCCAATGCCATAGCATACTCCTGTTTTAAATTATCTAAGCATTAATCCACGAGAATAAAATGGAAGTGTTAATTCAAATGTTCTTAATGCAGCAAGAAAATTATTTTTATATTTAATAGTATTTGGTATCTCTCCCTCAAGACCATCTTCAATATGTTCGTAAGCTTTCCAAGCAGCAAAGTTCACCAATAAGGATATATGTAAATGTGCTGGAATTCCATCTGGAACATCATCATCATCAACCATATCAACGGGCATTCTATAGTAATGCAATGTTAATGTTTCAGCACTTGCAGGAATGCCTTGATAATATAACTTTCTTCCATGTTCAATAGCCTCAGAAATCCTACCAGTTTTATTCAGCAAAGGGTATGTTTCTGCAAACTCAATAAATGAATGTGCTATATCAATTTCACTTCCAGTAGACGAAACTACTAATTGCAAATCCCGTTGAAAATCAATTGGCATATCTACAAAAGCATCACTTGTAGAAGTTGTTACAGTATCTATAGTAAACAGCTCTGGCAATGGTGGAGTAAGTATATTCGGTATTGGATTCTCAATTCCATCTAACAAAGATGGCATTCCACCAGCAATCTCAGAAACTCCTTGATTAATAAAATCTCCCAAGTAGTCTTCAAAAGAATCATCATTAATAAGAAGCTCAACCTTCTCTTTTAATTCACTAAAAGTAGCCATAAAACTCCTTAAAGATCATCTGATGTAATTGGAGTAGTTATAAAATTCTCTTCTGGTTCTGGTCTATGCACAGGAACACTTTGCTTCTCACCTAATGGTTTTGGATCAGTATAATGTGGATGTTTCTCTTCCCAACATGTATCAGCACAAACAAACAACTTATCCCAAGTCATTCGGCATTCGGAGGCATAACGCTGAAAGCCACATTGATCACAGATTACTAAATAATCACCAGATTTATATGACATTACTTACCTTCTTTATGAAAGCCATAATTGAATTTCTTTTTCTCTACGATTAACTAGGCCTTGAACTACCTTGCCGTTGTCATATTTCCAGCGCCGCAGTTGGCTCGGCACCACCCCATACTGGTTCTGATTGAGAACTCGAAGCAGGGTAGAATCTAGAAAGCTTTCGTCACCGACATTGAACGTGAAGCTCACAAGTGTGTTGAACTGATTCTGCGTAAGTGGCACCTTAACCCCACGATTCACTACCTTAACTACAGCCCGAATATCTTGTTGACAGAGATCTAATACTTGTGCATCAGTTAATCCGTGTCTATATTCTACAACAGCTTTACCAATTACAATCTTTCCTGATCTACGCTCAGATAATGTCAATAAATGTCCAATACCAATAGTAGGCTCACCACCAGAGTCAAGATAAACTTGTTTGTATTTTCCCTCAACAGAAGTCAAAAATTCATAAAATTTATTATCAACTTTCATATTTATACTATTGATTTCTTAGCGAATGTACATTCCCCACCGCGCTTCATAAACACTTCTGCAAAATCATCAAGATCCATCACCCAGTAACCGTTACGAATACGATTCCACAATGGCCACGAATTCGGTCCACCAATGAGTCGATGATATAGATTAATGAACGTAGCTGCTGAACAGTGTCCACCAACTACTTCACCACCAGGAGTACTCAGTCCATCTACTTCACGAGGATACATCATACCTTCAGTCCATTCAAGCCCAAGTATAGCACTGCCATAATAATCAATACCTCGAATCACCTCATCAACTGTTCGTGCTCGACAATAAGATTCAATCAAACCCTCTTGCTTAGCAGTCTGCATCACCGCCGCAAGTGATGTGCCATAACTAATTGGTTTCGATCCCGGTCTTTCTGAACCAGGCCACTGATCATTATCTTGACACCTGAAATAAAATTCAAGAGCCCATTCATCGCCAAGAGTTCTTATTCCAGGCTCATGCTCCATAAAAGCAGTGAAGCCAAATCCTCCGCAAGCACTCCACTTATCCTGATTAAGCAAAGGTTCTTTGAACTTTTTTACACGATACTTGCTAATCAACTCTCGATATCGTAAGTCAATACCATCATCAATCGGAGGAACTGCAAGAAGATTCGGAGCAAGTGGATCAGCTTGAAAGATCAATCCACAACGAGGATCTTGAGTTTCACTACCGTCTTTAAGAATCATGACTGTGCCTCGCCATTATTTATTTGCTGAATTGCTTTAAGAATTGTTTCTAAGTTCTTCTCTTGAGCTTCCTTTACATCTTTAACTTCACTCTCAAGTCTACCAAACCTTTCAGCACCTGCTGCCATTTTCTCATCAAGGCGTTCATGACATGTTTCTCTAGCCTCAGAACAAGTTGGTCTAGTAATAAATCTTGGTTCTCCATCAGACATTTCAAACATTTTAAGAACAGACTTAATCGCATTTTCAATCTCTGATAACCTACGATCATAATCAAGAATCCTAATTCGTGTTTGAGTTGTTTCTGCAAGAACTAAATCATTTGCAGTAAACTTAATATCATGAGCATCAAGCCGAGTATGTGCGCGTTCTATCTCACCTTTTGTCTTTTGAATCTTTCCACCAAGTCCAACAAGAGAAAGTGCCCAACCAAGAATAACTCCAAACACTCCAGCTGCTCCAGCAAAAAAGGTAAATCCTCCATTCTCCGGCATTTAATATTCCTTCTCGTCGTCTTTATAAAGTACATCTTCATTATCAGGTAGCCGAGTATCAAGAATCTTCGCCCAATGATTATTCCGCGCAGTAGCCAATCTTCTCAATCGATCTTTTACAGTAGGATTTTCTAGAGGGTTCACATCTTCTTTACGGTTCTTAGTAAACCATGAAAAGAACAAGATTCCCATCGTACTTACTGCCATAAGATATATGCCAGTTACTGAGGTCAACATCTTGATCTTAGTCCATACATTAAGATCAGAAGCAAGAACCAACTCTACACAATTCAGAAAAAATCTACCATTCGCTCCCATGAACGCGCTCAGATTCTTAGCCGAACAAGACCACTCAACATCATGACAAAGACCAGCAGGATTAAGATAAACCTTGCCTATCTTATCAGGAACTATTGCATCTCCCCAACCTTGGCCAGCTCCACAGAATGTTGGCCATGCCTCGGGAGGCAAATCATAAGGCCAGAGTGGTTCAAGAAAATCAGGAATAGTAAGATCAGCCCCCCAATATGAAATCTTGACAAAATTCATTTCTTCCTCCAAACCCAAGGCTGAACCGGAGCAGGAGCAGCCCAAAGACCTACTCTATTACCAGCAGAAATACCTTGCAACTTTTCCCAGGCTTGACAAAATGACTTTTTGCAATATTGCGGATAAACCCAAGCATATCCAGCAAGTAAAAGCTGTTCTTGCACACATTGTGTTCCAAGCATTACAACAGCAACTGTTCGACCATAACGATCATAATGCTTAACATCAACAGGTGCAACATCAACAACTTTACCTTTAATCATAACTTCAACAAAATCTTTAGCTGCAAGACCAAATGCTTGTCTCTTTTCAGGCGAATCAATTCCGTAAAGCCTAACAGTAGTTATCCCAGTCTCATCAACGACCTTAATTGTATCACCATCAGTAACACTAACAACTGTAGCTAAACGAGCATTAGCCGTCGAAGCGAGTAGTAAAATGAGAAAGATTATAATTTGACGCATAATTTTACACCTGTTGGTTGATAGCGAAAGCGATCACAACTTACGCCGGCAAATTAGTGATCATCGAATGAAAAGCATGGACCTGGCTCCTTGCAATACCGATCCTTGACAAAATGCAAACCCTCGTCATTTTTCTTGAACAACTGCAAACTGTCTTCCGCAATCACCCGCATCTCTTCCTCCAGGAAGTAAAGATAAATTTCAGTCGCAATCTTCGTCGTTTGGCCAGTTACATACTGGACATCTTGAACCGTAATACTTATGTCCACAATGAGAACAAGTTACCATTGCATTAACACAGACTTACTGGTATCACCAAATGGAGCATGAAGATAAATTCCTTTATGGCTCGTTCCAATATCAGAATCACCTTCACCATTTGGAGCTCCATTGCCTGGCTTGAAGACAAATCCATACATTGCCGCTCGACTGTCTCGGTTACAGGTATCTTCTCGGTCCCTGCAATTCTTTGCTGTGCTTTTTACAGTAAAAGTCTTACCAGATGAAAATGTAAACTTAACTGGTCCCGATCCAAGAGAATCACCCCTTGAGGGTATTCTCCAAGCCTGCCTCCTATTCGCTACATTGTAATAACCATAGGACTTACTATTTTTATAAACACCTGGAGTTACAGGTCCAGTTGTATCACCAGCTATTCCGCTTTTAGCAACATAGGTTATTCCGTCAGCCATCTTAATCACAAAGCTCAGTGGTCTAGCGTATTGATCGCCTGACTTAGCCAGCAGGAATACCGGAGCACCTTTATACGGAACCCCAAGTCTTGCAACTTCACCATTGACTGAAACATAAGTAACCGAACCTGCCTGCAAAGTTCTGAATAAAATCCCTGCTGAACCATTGCCTTGATCGGTGGATCGTTCAAACGTAATCGGATGTGGAAATATCTTATTACCTGACGGAGGTGTGACAGGTGGTGTGACGGGCGGATCGACCGGAGGTGTTACAGATCCTCCCGGGAAAAACTGAGCACACAGCGCAGAGCATTCACCAAAAGACTTCGGAATAGTCACTGCGCCTGCCGGTACTACCCAAAGCAGAGCAATCACCAAGGCAAGCCGGAACATCAGTCTACCTCCTCAATCTGGCCTTCAGGTTCAACAGGTTCAGCAATCTCTTCAGTAGGAACGGTCGGCGGAGTATCCGGAAAGACTGGAGCAGTTGGCGTTGTAGTTGTGGTAGTAGTCGTGGTCGCCGGATTGTTACTGTCAGTCTGTCGCATATCATTTGTCCACTTACTCAAGGCGTCCTTGATTGCCCCAGTTGCAGCAGTTCCACCATAGGCCCCAAGCGCACTGTCAGCATTAGAATCTTGTTTGGAATCCTCGATGATGATAACCGTATTTCCTGCTCCGCCGGAGTTTGTTGATCCAGCGCCACTCTGACCAGGACTTACTCCATATTGACTAGCTACTTGCGGAGCACAGTTACCTGGAGCTCCCTGATTGATTGTGTAATCAGCTGTTTTTATTGTGCAACTCGTCAACAGGCCAACAGCTAAGGCTATTCCCAAAAGTCTCTTCATCTCTTCCCCCAAGTAATGTTAAATTTCATTTCGGCGTAACCGAGATAATCCTCGGCTTCGGACCCCAATCATTCAGGACGTATGGTTCTGAGTGCAGAGATTCCTGACCATCGGCAAAAGTAGCAGTCAGTGTGAATGAGGTAGCTTTCTTGGTTAGTACGACATCACATGAGCCAATCCGAACAATGGCCGTAGCCCAGGTACAAACTGCTACACCGTCCTGATATAGCTTAAAGCCTGTATGCGACATATCAGCAGGTGGCTCGTAGCCCCACTCGACAGTCAGATTGCGCTGCCAACCAGGGGCGGCAAGGGCGAGCGACGGACCAACGAAGATGAGCAGCAGAATAAACAGGAATCTTTTCATATTTTCTCCTTTGTATTTACGCTCCAACCACCCGATCAGCCCGCGCAATCCCCGCAGCATCGAGGTCCGCACTGTAGACCACCATGCCCCTGTCGCCGATCCTGATCTTCGCTGTCGGCACCAGCGTAGCCAAATCAACACTGGCATTGTTGGTGAACTCGGGGATGATCTGGAACTCCGCGCCGAGTGGGGCTTGGAAGTTGCCGACCGGGAAGGTTGCGCCGTCGAATTGGCCGTCTATGCCTGCCTTTGCGTGTGACCCGGTTGCTGTTAGGAAGTTTGCAGCTATCTCGATATGGCCCGCAAGGTTGGGATGCTGTGTATCGTGCATCCTTGATATGTTCTCGGCATAGCTACCCCACAGAGTACGGATACTGATAAACCTATACCCCCCGGCAACGGCTATCGAGTTGAGTTCGTTTTCATAGCTCGATATCGGGATTGTGAGTGGTGCAAGATTTGGATCAGGCGGTGCCCATAGGCAGATATCCGCCCCCCAACCTGCAAACGTACTGGCTACAGCAGTGAGCCTGGTGTTATAAATTGCTAGAGTCTGCTGCCCGGTATAGTCGTTTGCAAGCACCCCGATGAATACCACTTTGGGGGCCAGAAACAGTGTCATGGAGAATCTATCAGAAACGCGCAGATAAAAATCGTAGGAATATTTACCACTGTTTCCTAGATTGTGGACCACTGCGCCATTATTGCCTATATATACCGCAGCACCGCTCAGGTACAGTTTGCCAGACGCAGGGGCTGATATTACCACCGTATGCTCTCCGACATCTCCTAACGATAAACTCCATCTGCGTGTCACGTTTGATCCAGCAACAGGTATAAGGTCAATCGCTGCGCCGCCATCAATGGAACATGTTGCTGTTCCAACTCCAGCAGAAGCCAGATAAAAAATATCTATATTATCCCCAATAATCCCGGACAACGTAAACTTTTTAGCAACGTCATTTTCTGCCAGCCAACAATTCCCAAAAGGCCCCCAATCCGTCGAGGCTGCCCAAACTCCAGTCTTTACCCACTCTGGCCGCCACAACCCAATATACCCCTCACCACCGTTCCCAAGACGCGCCTGCATGGCATTCCGTATCTGCCCGGCTGCTCCCAGGTCTGGACACAACGCCAAATCAGCCGAGGCGTATGCCCCGACAGTTATTGAATCTCCAACAAAAAGAGCCGATACCCTGCCGTTGGCATCGGGTGGCAGCTTGAACAAAATCGAATCGCTTTGCTCGTTGCTGAAACTTGTTCCTGATCCGTCGAGGCGTTCTGTTATTGTTGTACCTACGAGTGCTTTGAGATTATGCCCGTTGCCGCTCTGATCGGACTCAACTGTGCCGCCGACATTTATCCCCGGCCAGTACGCCCACAGCACGCCATCCCGATGCACCCAGATATCCCAGCAATCAGGCCCCGGAAACGTCAATGTACCAGCCACGCTGCATGTCGGAGCGTCTCCGGTGGCGGTGATGGTGTCGGTGGTCAATAGGCCGGTTACTGTGGCGCTACCCGCGCCGAAGAAGCCGGAACTCTTTACTTGCTGTGTGATGTGACTTGACGGAGGGGCATAGGCAATGAGTTTGCCATCGTCTATTGTAGTGCGATACCATGCTAGGAGATTCGCTTGATCTGGCCCGCTACCTTCACCACCAGCGAATCCATGGCCATATCCTTTAAAGATGCTCTTGAATATACTCTTAGCAACAGTCATCAATCCACCAGTTGCACACCAACAGCATTAGCAGTTACACCCTTTACGAATTGCAGGGTGATGGGACTGTCGATCTTCAGCGGCGGCGATGTTGCGGTCATAGTTACGGCTGCACCAAACTCATCATAAAGAGCCAAAGCTACACCAGCATCATCAAGTACATTCACTGCAATAGTTTCTGCTACAAGAATACCAGCAACCGTAACAGTCTTTGGCAGAGAATGTGCAGGAAAATAATGCCTCTCGGTAGCTGCTGCAGTTTGCTTAGGAATAATCATACTCATAATATTCTCCTATATGATAATCATGCTTAAAGGAACATTTATATTAATACAAAACCTGTAATAATAAAGTTTCCCTTATTATTACAAGTTCTTTTTTAATATGCCCGAAGTACCATATAACTAAATGCATGTGCAGTTGAAGGATCAGCCGAGCAAGTGACTGTCATAGTATCAGCAGTCATCACAACCTTCAAAATGCTATCCGTATCGTTGGTAGTATTATAAATGACGATGGGAATATCTGTGGCAAGTGCCCCAGAGATCGTAACTGCTTCAGCTGCTGCTCCACCAACAGTAGTATGAGAACCTGCATAAGCAATATAATGACTGGGCTTAAACGTACCACGAGGCCTGATAACAACATAGTGAAGACTATGAACAGTGCTGGGATCAGCAGAACATCTTACAAGAATATTATTAGCTGCACAAATAACTTCACTAACAACATCAGTATCATCAGTTGATGCATAATTAACAAAAGCAATATCAGTTACAAGAACACCAGATATTGCAATTCCAAATGATGGAGAACCACCAGTAGTTGTATACGTACCAGCAGCTACAATATCCCAAGCTGGAGTACATCTATTTTGCAACAAAGCATAACTATAAGCATGTGCAGTACTAGGATCTGCACTACCAACAATAGTGATTGCACTATCAGCTGTAATAGCGGAAACTATCTGATCGGTATCGTCAGATACTGCATGATTAACAATGGCTACATCTGTAGAGCGAATCAATCCACTACGAGTAATTACTTCAGTAGTGTCACCGCCGGCAGAAGCAATTGACCTCTCAGCTGACTTGATGCCATAGCCATAAGTTGGACCAACAGGAACAAACAAGCACGATGCAGCAGTGCCCATATTTATCCATTGAGATGCCTGTCCAAGAGCTACATTAGTCTTAGTAAATGTACATCCAGGATTGTATCCAGCAACGCCAGATGTAGGAACCGTAGATCCAGCTGCCATAGATCTATTTCTGGAAGTATCACATGTAATGCCATTTGGAAAGTTTGTTACACCCATAATTTCCTCCACTGGAACAATTCTTCTTATCTCAAAGAACTGCCTGAAAGATTTTAACTTTCATTTA